ATTAACTACAGCCGATACGGGTATGCAAACTTTTGCTGACGCGGGAGTTGTTGATGGGGACGTTGTTCAATATGTCATTGAAGAGGGTACAAGTTGGGAAATTGGCACAGGCACTTATACTGCTAGTGGCACAACACTAACACGTTCCCCAAGCGAAAGCAGTGGCGGCGGTTCTGCACTTTCTTTAAGCGGCGGTGCAAAAGTTTTTATAAGCTCCATAGCTAGTGACTTTGGTAAGCTCCAATCAGGCGGTGCAACTAAAATAGAAGCAAACTCTGGTGGTATTACTGTCACTGGTAATGTTGTTGTCTCTGGCAATGTGGATGGCAGAAACATAGCTACTGACGGAACTAAACTTGACGGGGTAGCATCTAGTGCAGACGTTACAGCTACAGCATTGCCTAGTGCATTAACAGGGTTGTCTACAGTAACAAGTTTATCGGGTTCTGATATTATACCAGTATACGATGGCACAGCTACAACTTGGAAAAAAGCAACAATTACTAATGCTGCATTGCAAGGACCGACAGGTAGCACTGGACCAACTGGCCCTTCAGGTAGTAACGGTAGTACAGGACCGACAGGACCAACTGGCCCGACAGGACCAACTGGCCCAACTGGAGCGCGTGGCCCGACTGGCCCAACAGGTTCGCGTGGACCAACTGGACCTTCAGGTACGCCAAGCACAAGTTGGAACGCTGTTGGCTCATATGGGCTATTTTACAGTAGTGCTCATGGCAATCGTTTGCCAAGTAATACACTTAGTGCAGGATACTTATACCCTGCGAACACTTACGAATATGTTGGTACTTCTACAGGTTACAAAAACTCAAACCAACCAAGCGGTTCTTGGCGATGCATGGGTAACAACGGTTGGCGTAACGGAACAGCCTATTTAAGCCGCCAAGATTTTAGTGTCACAGTATGGGTGAGGTACGCTTAATATGTCTATTCCAATTACAGAATATCGAAATGCTAAAGTTTTAAATGAAGATGGTAGCCGCATTGATGTAGAAATAAATCATCCAGAAGCAGGGTGGATAGGCTACTTACTTGATACAGCCGATACCGATATGACTATTGATAATAATGCGCTGTTAGCTCTCATTGGTGATGATAAAGAGGCTTACGTTGCGCCTACAGCCGAAGAGTTGGTTGCTGAAAAAGCCGAAGAAGTAAGAAGAGACCGTAATTACCAATTAGCTATAATGGACCAGACGGTTTCAAACCCACTTCGTTGGGCAGCAATGTCAGCAGAAAAACAAAATGAATGGACAGTGTATAGACAGGCGTTACTGGATGTTCCGCAGCAATCGGGGTTTCCAGATACAGTAACTTGGCCTGAAATACCAGATGTGTAATGGACATTAAAGAATTTGATTTAGTAGGCACAAAAGCCTTTCAAATAGATAACTTTTACGATGATGCAGGGTTTATTATGGACATGATTTTGTCCGGCCCACCAAATCAAACTGTTACAAATCATCCGTTAAACGGTGATGAATTTTTTGATTTACGGCATCACAGAGAGGAGCCAACGCTTAAGAAGTATAGTGACCAATTAGCAGGGCTAATAGATGGTGAATATGTAGCGTATACGGAAAATGGTGTTGATGTTTTAGACACCAATTTTATGCGATGGAAAAAATCAGACTTTAATAATTACGAAGAAAATTACTGGTTTCCACATATAGACGCAAGTTGGGTTTGTTTGGTTTATCTTAATGAAGGGGAGACAAACGGAACTAATATTTATGAAGATAAGCATGGCAGCATATACAAATATGGTCATGGACTTACAGAAGCTGAACGCCATCCTTGGAAGCCAAAAGCAGATTTTGAAATAATTGATTATTTAGCTCCAAAATTTAACAGAGGCTTTTTATTTGAAGCATCCAAAATACCACATGGTGCAGCGGTAAACGACGAAACTTTTTTTTATTCTGAGGAGCAAAAAGACTATCACAAGCACAGACTAAACCAAGCTTTATTCTTTTTTCCTAAAGGTAATCTATGACGCAAGTTAGGCAAAATTGGCAATGCTTTTCAAAAAATCTAGCAGAAGATGTAATTCAAAATATTATAAATCTGGCAGGGGAAACGGAAAAAGCATCTACCTTCAATGACGGTGATGAAGATGTGCGCTCAAGTCGCGTTAGTTGGTTGACGCACCATGATTGGGTAAGAACTGTTTTGTTTTATTATGCCAATTTGGCAAATCAAAGTGCTTTTCACGTTAATTTATACAATAAAGCAGATATTCAATTTACTGAGTATCATGCTTCAGAAAATGGTCATTACGATTGGCATCACGATATTGATTGGAATAATGCAAACGGTTTAGATAGAAAACTGTCTGTGACGGTTCAGCTAAGTGACCCAAGCGAATACGAGGGTGGTGATTTTCTTTTTGATGAAACAGAAAACCCAAGTTCAGAAATAACAAAACCTAAAGGAACAATATTAGTTTTCCCTAGTTATTTAAGACATACAGTTACTCCTGTTACTAATGGTGTAAGAAAGTCTTTAGTGGCATGGTTTCAAGGACCTAAGTGGCAATAGAGAGGGTTGAAAAATGAGCATTGCAGGAGGACCAATAGGCGGCGCTCCATCTGGTGCAAGTGCTAATGCTAATTATGCACTACCAGTTACAAATGGGACATTTACTCTTTCCATGCGAGGCGCAGGGAAGCTTATCACTGATATTTATCCAACAGGAACATTTGTTTTAGATGGTAAAGCTGTCGGAATGACAGCGCAAAGACCTGCAAATTTTGATACTGGTGCTTTTACTTATATTGGTCAAAATGTTTCATTAGACCAAAACTTTGGCTTAATTATAGACACAGTTTATAATAACTCACAATTTACATACACTGGTCAAAATGTGGTCTTTGAAAAAGGCTTTGGAATGGTTTTGACCAGTGAACCCTTTACGTCTACTGGTCAAAATATAAACTTTACAAAGCAAATGAATGTCGATTTCGACAGTGCAACTTTCACACTTACAGGTCAAGATGCTTTCAAAGGTGTTGGCGAAGCCTTTGCTGTTGGAACGTTTACTTATACTGGTCAAGATGTAACAATGTTTGCAGGACGTTTTTTAAGGCCAGAAACAGGAATATATACTTATTCTTTTGCGACAGACATTAAAACAAGAGGTTGGTTTAGCCCAACCGTAGCGCCTACAATATGGACTGATGCGGCCTAACGTGCTAGGTTGTTATAAATAGGAGACAAAAATGGCTATTACACTTACCAAACCGACAGTTGGAGGTTCAGAGGGAACTTGGGGAAATACCATAAATACAGCACTTGATGACGTGCAAAATGCTTTAAACGGTACATCAGGAACTGTTGCCCCTAACCTAACAGCTTTAACAATAAACGGAACAGACGTAACGGCAACGGCGGCAGAATTAAATGCTCTTGATGGTGTAACATCAACGGCAGCAGAATTAAATATTTTAGACGGTGTGACCGCCACAGCTTCAGAATTAAATGCTTTAGATGGTATTACTTCTACAGCCGCAGAATTAAATTTATTAGATGGCTCAGTTTCCAACACCGTTGTTAACACTAAGGCGGTAGTTTACGGGTCATCTGGTCAAGTACAGGCAACAACTGTTGATTTAGGCGATTGGACAATAACCCAGTCTGGAAGCAGTTTAAAGTTTGCTTACCAAGGAACAAATCGTTTTTCATTATCATCAAGTGGTGCATTAACAGTAGAAAACAATATAACAGCTTATGGAAGTGCATAAATGCCATTACCTAGTAGCGGTCAAATATCCTTAAACCAAATTCATGTCGAGGCAGGCGGCTCAAGTGGTTCTCAAGCCGCATTAAATGATGCTGACATACGAGCTATGATTGGCAAGGCTTCTGGTGCATCTAATGCTTTTAATGAATATTATGGAATTACAAACTCTGCACCAACTGCAACATATATTGGTAGACTTTTAACAACTGGAAATGGGTTTCCAAATGGTGCTTTAACTTTTAATTCTGGTACAAAAGTCGTTGTTGTAACTCTTCAATTAGCAGGGCCAAGTAATACATTTGTTAATTTTGGCTCAACAGCTATGACGCAAGCTTGTAAGATAGATAATGCTGCAAGTGGTGGGGTTTGGGCGGCGGCTCCTACTTCTGCCGTTTATTGGTTGCAAACCTCTACGTCTGGCAGTGTAAGCATATCTGGCAATGGTGGTAGTGGTAGATCAGTTTTACACGCTTGGGAAATTACTGGTTATAACAGTGCTACACCACACTCTACAGCAACAGCGCAAAATACAAATACGTCAAGTTTTTCTAAAACTATTTCTTTATCAACAAAATTTAACGGATGTACAATTGGTTCTGGTGTAACGGAAGATACTAACCCTGCAGGCTCCGTAACAGTGAGTAATTCTGATAGTTTGCAACAAATAGATTTAGAAAGCGCTACTAATCACTACAGTTGGAGAGACCAAGGAACAGCCGAAGGAACTACTAGTTATAATTGTGACCAAAACAACCCTGCATCTAACATTGTGTCAGGGTCAACAATTCAACAATTAGCCGCCGCACATTGGAAATAATATGCCACTTGTACCATTAGATTTAAAAGCAGGTTTTTACAGAAACGGCACAGAATTTGATGCGTCAAACAGGTGGCGTGATGGTAGCCTAGTTCGGTGGCGCGATGGTTCTTTGCGACCTATAGGCGGTTGGCAAACATTTAAATCTGGATTTTGCACAAACCCAATAAGAGGCGCACATGCTTGGGAAAGTCTAAATGGTACAGCTTACTTTGCGGCAGGGAGTTATAATGAACTTACTGCAATGACAGGTTCAGGAACGACTTACGATATTACACCAACTTCAATGACAACTGGTCGTGAGGATGCAGGGCTTAATTTAGGTTTTGGTGGTGGGTTTTACGGAACTGGTTATTTTGGTACGCAAAGGCCTTCCACTGGTACTTATTCAGAAGCAACAAGTTGGCAGTTAGATAATTTTGGTCAATATCTAGTGGGTGTTCATTATGACACTGGTACGCTTGTTGAATGGCAACTTGGCTCATCTGCTGTTGCCGCACCTGTTACAAACGCACCAACCAGTAATTTAGGTTTGGTTGTTACTGAAGAAAGGTTTATATTTTTATTAGGTGCAGGCGGCAACCCCAGAAAAGTGCAGTGGTGCGATAAAGAGGCAAACACGACTTGGACTCCAGCGGCAACTAATGAAGCAGGAGACATTTTACTGCAAACAAGCGGTCAAATTATGCAAGGTTTAAAGACAAGAGGACAGACGCTTATAATAACAGATAGTGATGCGTTTTCTGCAAAATACTTAGGGCCACCTTATGTTTATGGTTTCAACAGAGTAGGAACTTCTTGCGGTGCAGTTTCGCGTATGTCGGCTGTTGACACTGATATGGGTGCATTTTGGATGGGTCAAAAAGGCTTCTTTGGTTTTGATGGTAACTCTGTTAAAGAAATACCTTGCGAAGTTCATGACTATGTTTTTGACGATATAAATGTTAACCAGCAATCCAAAATATGGGCTTTCAGTAATACAGAGTTCAGTGAAGTTTGGTGGTTTTATCCATCATCAAGTAGCTTAGAGATAGATAGATACGTTGCATTTGATTTACTTGAAAACCATTGGCTAATTGGCAATTTATCAAGAACTGGTGGAGTTTCTAGGGGTGTATTCAGAACGCCAGTTTTAAGCGGTGAATATGTTGAAAATATAACTTATAATGTAACTGTAGCTGACAGTGGCGGTAATAAATATTTTATATCAGATCATTCTGGTGCAGCCCCAACACTTACATTAAGAAAAGGAAACACTTATCGTTTTGACCAATCGGATAATTCTAATATTGGTCACCCTTTCCAGTTTTCTACTACCGCAAATGGTACGCATGGCGGTGGATCAGCATACGCGACAGGTGTTACAACAACAGGTTCGGCAGGCTCAACTGGTAGTTATGTAGAAATAACTGTTACAGATAGCACACCTTCAACGCTTTATTATTATTGTACTGCTCATAGTGGAATGGGAGGAACAATAAACATAATTGAGCCAGTAATGGTATTTAACCATGAGCAAGGCTTAAATTATGATAGCGGTTCTGTTTTTTGCGAAACTGGCCCTGTATCTATAGGTAACGGTGATAATATTATGTATGTTACATCAGTTATACCTGATGAGCTTACGCAAGGTGACGTAAACATGACTTTTAAAACAAGGTATCACCCTAACGATACAGAAACATCACATGGCCCATTTACTCCTGCAAACCCTACAGACGCTAGGTTTAGTGGCAGGCAAATACGAATGAGGGTAGATGGAACTAAAGCTGCAAAATGGCGAGTAGGAACTATGCGTTTAGAAACAAGGGCTGGGGGTACTAGATAATATGCCAGTTACTCCACCAGTTATAGGTACAGACATAAGGCAGTGGGGCAGAGAACTTAATTTGTTCCTAAGTAGAAATTTAGGTAAGTTGTTCTTTAAACAATCTGACGATGTGCCAGCCGATAACGGTATTTTCTTATGGGATGAGCAAAACAACTATCCTGTCGTTTCAGCGCAGAACACATTTAAGCAAGTTGCTATGAAGCAAACCACACCTAGCTCTAGTGTTGGTGCGGCTGGAGATGTGTCTGGCATGATAGCTTGGGATGCGTCTTATATTTATATTTGTACTGCTGCACATGATGGTAGTACAGCAATTTGGAAGAGGGTAGCTTTGTCTACATATTAAATGCCTAAAGATACACAAGTA